CTGGCAGGCAGTATTGCCAATGCAAAACTGGCAAACTCAACTATTTCAGGCATTGCTCTTGGCGGTACTCTTGGTGCATTAAGTGCAGGTAATGGTTTATCAATGACTTCATACGATGGATCAGCGGCTGTCTCTGACTTAACCATTAATCTTGATGGCGCAACATTACAAGTTGGGTCAGATGGACTGAAAGTCAAAGATGCAGGTATTGGGACAGCACAACTGGCCGCCGCCTGTGTTACTAATGCAAAAATTGCTGATGATTCCATTAAGACAGGAAATCTAGATTTTGCCGGTTTCTTTGCTGCTTTTGATGCAGATGGCTCAACAGCAGGATTTGAATTGTCAGGTGCCCTTGACCTTGAATTCAAAGAGTTCTTTGTTGTTACTGTCAATGGTTTGATCATGGAGTACAAAGATAGCCCAGACGCACAAGATAACTATAAAATCGCCAATGATGGAACTGGCGGCGTTGCCAAAATTACCTTTGGTGCCAACTTGGCAAATGGTGACAGAGTAACTATCAGAGGATTTATCAACAACTAATCTCTCATAACCTCTCACATTCTAGCCCAATGTCAACCTCTGGCATTGGGCTTTTTTATGATGAAATCACATATTGAAAAATAACCTTGTCACCAGATTCAGGTGCCTGCCCAAATGTTATTCCTTGTTTATCAGTATCTTCTGTATAATCTTCTGATGGGGTTTGAATCAGCCCATTTACTGTTACTTGTACAGTATCTTCTATGAATGTATCAGCAGTCGAAAAGTTGATATTTGACCCATTAACTTGGCTTGACACATTTTCTATTTTTATGGATATATTTGTCAACTGTGATGAAGTACCACCTGTTCGTCCTATGATTTGAACAATGCTCACCTGTCCCCCTCATAAACCATAAATATATACTCAATGGTCACTGTGCCAGTATCTGTTTTGGCAAAACAGTATAAATCATTTGTATCCTCTAGCTTTACAAAGTTATTCATGGCAAAAATGGCTGTTCCTTTTGTCCCAGTAGTTATTCCTGTGAATATGTCACTTTTTGTATCAGTAATAATCATTTTATCACCTTCTGCATCAGTAGTTACTCTGATTGTTATCTCTGTACTTGCATTAATAGTATTCATCTGCACAACAATCAAAGATAAGAAACCCTCAAAGGCCTGAGTTGGTGGATACATATCCATATTAATGGGTATAATTTTATTTACATTATAGGATGACCCAATTCCACTTACTGCACTGACTGAATCTACTCTTACAATTTCCATGATAACCCCTTGACTTGTCGAATAGACTTCATCAAATACAATCTAAGTAAGAACTTTGGGTCTGGTGGGCAAAGGTTTCTTATTATCTTGGCACAATCTTCACAGTCAGATAATGCTGAATGTGCCCGCCTTCTTTCCCAACCCAAAAATCGACAAATGTTATCAAGACTCATAGATTTGGCACCAAAGTATGGTAATGTTGTTCGGCAAATGTCTCTTGTATCCATATATGGATATGAAAATGGTATTTCTATCTTATATTTTTCAGCAAAGACTTGAATAAAACCTATATCAAACTGAACATTATGACCAACAAGTGTTCCATCCATATGCCTTATAAAAAAGGCCTTTATTAAACTAACTGCATAATCAGGATTGGTTGCATTGCGCCATCTTCTCTCTGTAAATCCATTGACTTCTAGTGCCTTTGGATCTGCCACATCCATGTTAGTTGGTTTGATTTTCAACTCAATCGTCTCAGTAATAATCCCATCAATCATTATTAAAGCGCCAAATGCAATGAGCTCATGTTTGTATTTATCTAATCCAGTTGTTTCAGTGTCAATAATAACGTACTTCATTGGGACCCCTTCTTTTGTTGTTGCCAATGATGAATAACTTTTATTACTTCTGGATGATAAATGACAAGGCGCATAATGATGAACTGCGGTGGCTCATTTCTATATTCAGAAAAGTACTCACCCAAGAGTGCAATCTGATGTAATGGAATCGGGTGTCTATCATTTACCCAGTTATATATAGAACTTAATTGGAATCCAGAATCCTCTGAGAACTTTTGAATCGACGAAAATTGTTCTAGTATATAGACTCTTAGAACCTGTCCCATTGTATTTGGCATTAAAATCTCCATAATGCCTTTATGGTACAACAAATCTTGATGATTAGCAACAAAAATACTGTGATACATAAAAGAGAAAATAGAAGTAAAATAGACATAAAAAATTATCTTCTAAGTACTTAAAATCATTACACAAATTATTCTAAGACATAAAATTGACATGAAATAGAAGATAAAATGGAAGTAAACACACATTAAAGAATCTATATTTGTGTAACGATTCTAGGTACTTAGAGTGTCATAATAATAATAATCATAACAATAAAAAACTTTAGATAGTTAGTTAGTCAGTAAGTAAGATTCAAAAACAAAGATACGTTTTGTTGTAGCAATCCAAGATAAACTGTTGTATAATAAAGTACTCAATCAGAGTAAACACAAGCAAACATACAAGCACTCAATGGAGCTATCATGGATCAATATACGATCATCAAAGTCAAGATACACAATCGACCTGTGTATATTCTCAAACAACAAGACCAGATTATCGCCAGAAGTTCATCACGAACTGGCTGTCTGACTATTCTTAATCTAATTTCAAACAAGTAAGTATTTCAATGGAGTCAACAATGTCAATAGTACCTGCACAAGCAAAATGTATAGATGAAATTATCCGCCTATTTCCTACCTTCTTTTCGCCAAGTTCAATGAAGTTCTTTAACAGCAAAGTATATAATGAGGTTTATGGAGGTTGTGTCTTTATTACTTCTGAAAAGGATTCTGGTCCATATCAGAGTAGAAGAGCATGGGATGGCAAGAGAAGATATACAGTTCGAGTTATGCTTAATCCAAGTAAACTTTCATCAGGGCCCGGCCGTATCATGACATGGGGTAATTTTGGAGATTATGCTACATTACGACAGGCAAGACGACAAGCAAAATGGTTAGCAGGTGAGATTCTTTCAGGTAATGTTATCCAAGATGGATATGAACTTGCCATCAAAGCATAAATGCAACCCAAGTACTATGTAAAAGTGCCCATGCAACTCTTAGATGAAAGTCAATCAGTTGTATGGCACTACTGTAAAATCTATCGTGATGTACTACAAGGCCGAAAGATTAACTTATCAAAGTATTCAAGACAGCACCATGTATCTTACGTTACTATCCGCCGATTATATAAACTAGCTAAAGAAATGAGTAGAAAATAATGACAAGAGAAAAAATAAATTATCCCGAGTATGTTAAAGCAGACCTGCATGAAGTACTTTTCAGATTCTTATCTGTACTGGCAGACCATTATGATAAGAATCACTTTTGGATCAGAGGACAACATGCACTCTATAGAAAAAAGTTCAAAAATATCCCAACTAAGTATATTGAGATTGCATTCACTGATTATCTAATGGATGAAATGAAATGGTTGCCAACAGTTGGTCAAGTTGGTGAATATGTATTCAGCAGACGTGACTTTCAACAACACTGGCGAAGTGTCCCACTAGGTAAAACATTTTGTCAGCATTGTCGAACTGATGATGATGGTAAAACAGGTGGCTATCGGCAAGTATTCTTTTATGGATGGAGAGAGTCCATGGGTAAGGTGGCAGAGGCACATTACAAAGGCAAATGTGACTGTGAGTTGGGTCAAGATATGCGAGGTGCCAGTTATCAGGAGCTCATGGAATGGATGAAAGATCAAGACCCCACAGGTGAAGTTACAGTATCATACTTTGACCCAACGTATGGCAGAATCGTCACGGCCCAAGAACAGTCTAATCGTTATTGGCAGAAAAAGGTAGACAGTGGAGTATTAAGATTGGGTCAGGCAGAGAATGGAGAAGAACAGGACAAGTTACTGCCAAACTGGGAACACCCAATATGGACAAGTATCTTCGGTGGTATGATGGCAGAATCATATGGCTTTGAAATGCCAGAACATATCAAGGCAGTTTATGAAACCTCTGTTGTTGAGGATGATAAGCAGAAGGTCAGAATCAAACGTGAAAAACATAGAAGATTAAAAGAAAAGATTGGTGGGGATCCATTCAAGTATAGAACACCAACAAGTCTTGCTGACATATTCAAAGGTCAAAGAAAATGATAAGGATTGGTTCAGTATTTAGTGGCATAGGTGGATTTGAACTTGGACTTGAGAGAGCTATCCCAAATAGTCATACCATTTGGCAAGTAGAAGAAAACCCATTTTGCCAAGGCATATTAAGAAAACATTGGTCAGGTGTCCCAATCTATGATGATATACGGACACTTGACCTTTCTAACATTCAACAAGTAGATATACTCTGTGCAGGTTTTCCATGTCAAGATTTGAGTATATCAGGAAAACAACGAGGTATCTATGAAGGCAAAAAATCGAGTCTTTACTGGGAATTACACAACCTTATCAGCCATATTCGACCCAGAGTCATTTGTCTTGAAAATGTGTCAAACATCATTCGACTGGGCGGAACCGACGTTATTAAATCACTTGCCGAAATCGGGTATGATTCAGAATGGACGATTGTACGAAGTGGACAAGATTTCGGTGCCCCACATAGACGATCCAGATGGTTCTGTATCTCATATCCCACAACAATGTTTGACAGTAGACGGCCTCCTGCCAACACCAACAGCGACAGGATCAGAGCACAGGACGCAATATCAACAAGGGGGCAGACCACTGATGCATATGTTACTCAAAGGTCAGTGGCTCAAACACCAGAATGTAATCTTGCCAACACCAACAGCCAGTACCAATTACGAACCCAAAGACAAAGGCGCATGGGAGAGGTCGAAAATATGCAGGTACATTCTAGGTGTCAAAGTGGCAGAAGTTCATGGCATAAAACAGGCAGACGCTATTGGTCAGAAACTCGTCCTCCAACCCCATTTTGTCGAATGGATGATGGGGTTTCCACAGAGTTGGACAGAACCAGAAACAAAATCCGAAAAGAACGATTAAAAGCTCTTGGCAATGCAATAGTACCACAGGCAAGTGAATGGTTAGGGCAACAAATAGTAAAATCTGGATTATTAGATGATTTATTTTGACCATTAACTAATACTTTTATATACTATGGTATACTCAAAACATTTATGGAGAAACCATGGCAAAATCAGAAAAAAAGGCAGTTAGTAAGACAGAGAGTTCAAAATCAAATGAACTCTCTATTTGTTTGACCACGCAACAACAAGAACATATAAAACAAATAATTGCTGTTTATAGTCCAACTGACTCCATAGAAGAGTACATCAAAAAGCAAGTCCTTCGTCATTTGGCAGATCACATTTACTGTGTACATAAAAAGTGAGGTAGATATGAGTAATAAAACTGTTGGTGAATATGTCAATATAAATACCTTGACACCACATCCAAAAAACCCAAGGTCAAATGATCATGCAGTTGACGCAATTGCAAACTCCATTAAAAGATTTGGATTTACAAGCCCAATAATTGCAAATGCAGATGGGACAATCTTGGCAGGTCATACAAGATTCAAGGCAGCAAAGCAGTTGGGTCTAATTTCTATTCCAGTAGTACATGTTGACTTAAATCCAACAGATGCAGAATTACTTATGATTGCTGATAATAAATTAGGAGAAAAGGCAGACTGGAACGACGCTATTTTATCTGACTTACTTACTAACTTATCCCATGAGAATGAAGATTTGTCCATCTTAGGATTTGATGAAGATGAACTGGATCAACTTTTGAATCTATCTAGTGACCCAAGTTTTATGGACTTTGGATTTGATGGTCTTGGTGATTCAGAAATAGATGATCAAACACAGTATAA